TTATGTGAACTGTAACTATTTTTTTTCCATTCTTCTTTATATTGATACTTTCTGGCTTCATTAACACATCTTTCTTTATTCCAATAAGATATTGGTTTAATTTTTCTACCCATATGTGATATACATTCTTTATACCAACCATTTGTTCTAGCACTACTGTAACTACTACCACATGCATGTTCCCAATCACTAGCGTATTTATGTTTTTTAGCTTCAGTTTTACATAGTTCAAACGTCCAATAACCATTAGGTTTATTTTTTCTTATCATATGTGCACAGCATTCTTCTAACCAATCTTTATTTTTTGCTTGAGAATAAGAAGATGCGTGACCTTTTTGCCAATCCCATCTACCACTATATTTTAATGCTTCAGCTTTACATCTTTCAATAGTCCAATAACCACTAGGTCTAATTTTTATTTCCATATGTGCACAGCATTCTTCAACCCACCCATTACGGCTTGCCGCAGTAGCAGAACTAGGACAACCATCATACCATCCAGACCTAGTATTAAATCGTCTAGCAGATTCAATACATTTTTCTTTTGTCCAATAACCAGATTCTTTTTTGATTCGTTCCCAACCAAAAGTTTCACATATACCATCTAGAAAACTATTTTTTCTAGCAATTTCATATATTTTAGGTTCGGCTTTACGCCATTCAATTAATGAATTATATTTACTTTCCATGTTAAAATTTAAAAATAAATTCTTTTGTTTTGCTTGCTTTTGTGAAATTGTTAACAATTTCATTATATTTAATAATCTCTTCATCAAATACATTTTGATATTCTTCATCCATTTCGTTACGTAAATCAGATTGAATTGTAATAGCTATCATACCTTTCATGATTTCACAAGGTTCGATATAAATACTTAAAATATAAGAATACCCATCTTTATACATATCATCCCAAAAATAACAACCATAACCATTAAAATTTGGGTATAAAAGTTTAAAATCAGTTATATTACTAAAAATAGAAACAGATATTCTAGATAATATACGACCATGATTTGTAGTTCCAATAACTAAATCATTATCAATAATAAATTTTAATTTTTCATAAAACCGTTTTAAAACTTCAGTAGTTTTATTTTTATTAGCATCAATTGGGTCACTTAAAATTTTAGTAACAACATTTTTATTGTTAGGTTTATACACCCAACCAAATTGTTCACAAATTTCTGATAATTTATCTTCTCTAAATGCAGCATTATATGCATTAGGGTCAGCTTTACGCCATTCAGATAATGAATTAAATTTACTTTCCATAACACAAAGATATGTATTATTATTTAATAAACAAAAAAAATCCGATGATTAATTATCGGATTTTAGTTTTTATTTAAAAGTGGTGTAATGTGCAACACCATTTTTATCTTTAATAAAATTTATGTGTTGTGACCCCCCGTCTTTATGTATTATAACGTGAGTTTGTAACCATTTGACTTTTTTAATTATTTTACTATATTTATATGTATAACAAATAATATACATTATGAAAGAGAAAGTAAAAGATGTTGTGTGGCCAATTAGAATGTCACAAAAATTAAAAGATGAATTCAAGACTTATTGTGATGATAAGGGGTATTCAATGAACAAACTAATAAAGATACTAATAGAAAAAGAGATAATAAATGAAAAATAATTGGACATCAGAAGAAATTACTTTTTTAACCAAAAACTATCCATTATATGGGAAAAAATATTGTGCAACAAAATTAAATAGAGAAGGTTCGTCTGTTTATAAAAAAGCTAATCGTTTAAAATTAAAAGTTAATTTAGAGGTTAAATTATTTAACAATAAATTAGCACAAGAAAAATATCAAAATGAGAGAATGTCTGATGATTTTAATGTTAACATTGACCAATTTATAGATATTAAAAAACCAGAAGTTGCCTATATTTTAGGTTTCTTATGGGCTGATGGTTATGTTATTAGAAATGAAATTAGACTTGAAATTCTTAAAGATGATTTAGATGCAATTAAACCAATCCTTGACTCTATTGGTAAATGGACATATTCATATAGAGATAGGGACGGTTGTCGGACTAGTGGTAGAGCTACAACTTCTAATAAAAAATTAAAAGAAGTTTTGGTAAAAAATGATTATGATAAAAAATCATATATGTCCGCTGATAAAATTCTATCTATAATACCAATGGAGTTAAAGCATTATTTTTTCAGAGGACTTATCGATGGTGATGGATGTATTTATTCAAATAAAAACAAAAAAACAATTAGTATTTCTGGTAGTCATAAACAAAATTGGTTTTTTATTAATAACTTATGTAATGAGTTAAATATTTCATCATATACGTATAGATATATTAGATTGACTGGAAGTTATTCAACTATAGAAATAAATGGAAATAATGCGATAACTCTAGGTGAATATATTTATAAAGATTATTTGTTTGGCTTAAAACGAAAACACGATAAGTTTATTAAAATGAAAAAACACACTATATAGTGTGTTTTTTCATTTTAATTAGAATGTTGTAAACTCTCCGTTTATAAAACATATATGTTGTGCTTTCCCGTCCTCATGTATTATAACATGACTTTGCATCCAAGATGATGCTCCTACATTATATCCTACCCTTAAATGAGTACTAGTCCCTACGGATAAAGCACCATCTTTACGACCTGGTTGGTGGTAGTGAGCTACAATTACTTTAGTGTTTAATTTCCTAAAATTAACCAAAGAACCTCTCGCCCCATTGCTAGATAAATCACCATGTTGGCCTAACTCCCAACCTTTAACTTTGAATGATGTACTTCTATCCAACGTTACCATTTTAGGAAATCTATCTTCTATTAAACAAGGTATGATACCTTTTGGTGCTTTACCTTTCAATATAAGACCGGCATAATCAATGTACTCCATCGCATTCTTGATATTCTTCTTCCAATCATTGTTGATTAACCATCTGTCAATAAAGTCATCGTGATTACTTCTTACAATAGTTACATTGTATTTTTCAACTTTCTTCAACCATTCTAACATGTTGTCAACCTCACGTTTTACAGAGTTTGTTCCATCTTGTTCTCTACGATACAATTGGAACGCATCTTTTGATTCGTGGTGACTAATAGAGTGACCATCAAATACATCGTGCAATACAACGTTTGCTGGTTTTAAGTTTTTAAACAAAACATTGAGTGTTGTATCAAGAACTTGTTCATCGTGATGACCTAAGTGTAAATCACCTAACACAGCAGCTGCAACACTTACAACTCTAGTTACTTTAGCATTAGAAACATTGTAATACAAATCAGTAAACGCACCAGTCTTGTCATCAGCAGTTACTTGTCTGATAAAAAATACCTCATCATCTTTAATCTCAACGATAGCGAAACCAAATGTATGATGGAATTCACCAACCTTACCAGACTTAGAATCAGTGTAGTTCTGCATACTCAAAGCACCAGTTGTTAACATCATCTTAGGTACGTTACCATCAAGTACTGGAATCATTTCCATTTGTACTTTAGGTGCACCAAAGATACATGAATTAACACCACTCAATGCTTGCATACCAGTCATTGGGTTAATAGCAGTTGGTTGAACCTTAATATCACTCATGATACTAACATACTTGTGAATATCATGTCTATTCGCATCTGCATAAACCATAATTTCTTCAGCCCAAATTTCTTGCTCCTCATCTTGGAAAACACTAGTTGGGTTTTTATATCTACCTAAGATAACATGGATATCAGCATTTATGTGTTTGGCATATGCTTCCATATTTTTCAAGAGTCCTCTATTTATAGGTGTATTGTTTTGTGCCCATGAAATGATAAAACGTTTCTTATTAGCATCATACATTCTAGTTTGTGCTTGAAGATATTGTTCTGGTTCTATCTCTGGTTTTTCTAAGATATCTAATTTCTTAGCCCAATTTCTTACAGTTCTTTCACCTTTACCTATCATCTTACCCAAAGAGAACATTCGTTCTTCCCATGTTAAGTTTTTATCTCGGTAAATATCCGTAAAATTTTCTTTATCTTTCTTTGTTAAATCTTTAAACTTCATGTATTTTTTTATTTTATGTACAAATTTACCACTTTAAAAGTTAGGTTTCAACTTTAATAATGAATTTTTCATCTTTTTTTTCGCCTTGTATAAATTACTTTTGGATGTACCCTCGGTTATCCCTAATATTTCACCGATTTCTTTATGTGGTTTTCCTTCACCATAGTATAAGTTAATAACCTCACGATATTTTGGGGTTAACCCATTGATAACATCAGTTAAGTCATTATAAAAGATAGCGTATATAGATGATTCTTCAACTTCTTCGGAGAAACCATCATAAAGTTCAACACATTGTGTTTTTTTTAAAGACCTATGATGGTCCATGGCTTTATTTCTGGCGATTGTTAACAACCAGTTTCTAACTTTACCAATAGTTCTACCATCAAATTTATAAATGTTTTTAAAACAACTAATGAAAGTCTCTTGAGTTAGTTCATTAACCGTGTCATCATCCATAGTATATTTACCACAAACAAATTTAACATTATTATAGAACATGTTAAACAATAACCTATGTGATTTTTGGTCGTTATCAATACAACCTTGTATAATTAATTCTATTTCCATATTATTTATTGTTTAAAATTATCAACTCCGTAGACTTTTTTTTTTACCGCTCATTTTCTAAACTAATAAATAAAATAAATACTAACCATCCCCAACCTTCTAATCCTTTAGATGCTAGGTATACAATACCACCCACTAGGGCAAATTGTAATAATTTTGTAGGTGTCATCATATACTTGTTTTTTTAATTGATTTTAATGCATCGTAACTTAACCCTAAGTTGTTAGCAGCGATTGCCATACCAATTTGTTCAGCAACACTAATAACTACAATTTTCTCATGTACCATAGACTCTAATGAATCACTAATAACCAACTCAGTCAATAATGATTCATCAATACGATTATACGCTGGACCAGATAACACACCATGACTAATGATTGCTCTAACACTCTTGGCACCATTTTCGATAAGAACCTCAGCCGCTTTGCATAGAGTACCAGCAGTGTCAACAATATCATCCAATATTATAACATCTTTACCATTCACATCACCAATGATAACCATCTCGTCAATAACATTGGCTTCTCTACGTGTCTTGTCTATCATCACATAATTGAATTCTAACCCATATTTGTTACCCATTTGGTCTTTCATACGTTTAACACGTTTTCCACTACCAGCATCTGGTCCGCATAAAATTATATCATTTAAACCATTATCTTTTAATAGATGAATATAGTCATCAAAAACATTTTTACCTTCGATGTGAGTCACTGGAATCTCAAAAAACCCTTGTATTTGGTCAGCATGTAAATCATAAGTTATAATACTAGTAGCACCCAACGCTTCAAGTTTCAAGACTATAACCTTAGCACCTATTGGTCCGCGTGATTGGTCTTTTTTATCTTGTCTAGCGTATGGGAAATATGGTAAAATAACAATGATTTCTTGAGCAGCACCACGCTTAGCAGCATCAATAGCCAATTCCAATTTAATGATTTCATCCGATGTGTTAGGGCTTGATAGAATGTATACTCGTTTACCACGAACAGAATCAATAAAATCAACACATAATTCACCGTCTGAAAACTTTTGACTTCTTAGGTAACCCATTTCTATGTCTTCTTCTGGTGATTTAAAGTTCCATGAATTTGTTGCTTTAATTATTTCTTTTGCGATGTGTTCTCGACCATCTAAGGAGAACAATAGTGAATTTATCATATTTTTAAGTTTTTACAAAGATAAATAAAATATTTGTTTATACCTAATAATTAATTATTTATTTTTTTGTTTATAATGATAACCTATAAATATAAATAATATTACCATTATTACAAGAAACAACAACTTAATAAACATAAATAACCCTAACAAAACTGCTAGGGTTATAAAGATAAGGTTAACCTTACTCATTATTTTACTTTTACAGCTCTCCAATTTCTATCGTGATACTGCGTAGCATAACTACCTAATTCAAAATTACCATTGAACATAATAACATCCAATGCCAAAGGTAATTCATTATATAATTTATCCCAATCGTCTTTTTGTTCTTTAGAATATTCAACTATTTCTTCCATATTAAAAGGGTCGAAATCTTCTGGCATACCATTAAGAATAAGGTCTATAGCTTCATATAGATTATTTTCACCAAATGGTGCTGGGTCTTCTACTTCGTTTTCAGTGCCAACAATAAAACCTTTATCGTTAACACTCCATTTTAAGTGTTTCAACAACTTAATATGGTTTTCTGTTAATGTAATTCTTAAAACACTCATAAATTAGGATTATAAAATGTGTATTTAGCTGTTAATTCCTCACCAGCTTTTATATCTGTTATTGTTTTCAATTCAATAAAATCATCAGTATATATTACCTCACAATTAGGTGTTTCTGAATGATTAAAAAAACCACCCAATGGGGTTCTAGAATAACCATTATCAAATCTACAATCCTTGATGTGAGTAATACCTAGAATAGTATTGTTAGGTATATCGGAAACAGAAAATAACCCTAAGCCATCAATAACTGATGACTTAATGGTTAATTCTGATGGTAAAGGTCTATACATTCTGATAATTAGAATGGTAAATCATCATCACTATCATCAAATTGAGTGACAGTTGTTTTAGCTACTGTTTTAGTTGTTGCTTTGGTTTCTTTAGTTTGTTTAGTATTAAACTTTTCCTCTTCCTCAAACGTAGCAATAGCCACACCTCTTAAATTAGTGAAGTACTTATCTTGCCATTCACTACCTTTTAATTGGAATAAGATTTTAACTCTATCACCTTCACTGATTTCATCAAGTTTGTTTATCCCGTTCTCATCAGTAAATTCAAACTTGATGTGTTCTGGATATTGTTCCTCAGTTGATACTACAATTTCTCTCTTCTTGAAATTGTTTTTAAATTCTTGTGTGTCAAAGATTACTTTAACCACACCCTCAAACGGTAAATACTTTTCCATGTTTATTTATTTTAATTTTAACAAATATACCACTTATTTTATTAATAAGCAATATATTCTTATTTAATTTGCTAATAATTCATTAACTATCTCAGTTACACCTTCAACAGCACTCTTCGTAACGTATTCTACATTTAACCCATAGTTATCCAAATAACGCATTGGTGCTGGGTCTATGTATATTATTCTACAAGGATTGCTAGTGGCAGACACTGTTTGTCTAACATTGTTTAACATATCCAAAGTATATGTTATTTGTAAACTAGTACCAACAATCAACAACACATCAGCATTGTACACAGCATCATAAGCTTCATCAACTCTATATGGCATCTCACCAAACCAAACAATATCTGGTCTTAATTGAGAGTCTGTCTCTGGACATTTAACACCTAATTCAATGTCATTGTAACCAATACTATATTTATTCTTTTTAGTCATCACATCACAAGCTTTGGTTAATTCACCATGCAAGTGTATGATATTTTTTGAACCACCTCTTTCCAATAAATCAGACACATTTTGTGTTACGTTAATAACATCATATTTGTCTTCTAATTTACTTAAAGCAATATGTGCAGAATTAGGTTGAACATCTGGCATTTGTTTTCTACGTTCATTGTAAAAATCCAATACTTTACTGCGGTTTTTTCTCCATCCGTCTATAGTTGCAACCTCATCAACTTTGTAGTTATTCCATGTTGAATTAGAACCACCTCTAAAAGTTTCAACGCCACTCTCAGCATCTAGCCCAGCACCAGAGAAAATCACAATTTTTTTCTTACTCATAATTTATCTTTTATCTTTTTTAACTCTTTCTATAACTTTTTATCCATTATTGATTAAATAATGATATACATCGCTCCAATCAGATTCACCCAAAAAACCAGCTTTATCTTCAAACAAAACATTCATATATGGTTTTTTATCATAGTTACCATAACCTTCCATATTGGTAGGTATCTCTGGGTTTTCATTCACATAATCAAAATTAATACCATTCAATTTAAAATATTCCAAATATAACTCAATCTCATGTGGGTGTGAACATGTGTATAATATCATAACAACATCTTTCATACCACTAATGAATTGAAGGGATGTTCTAGCAAATGGGTAAAAATCTTTAGGTATATTCCCAGATTCATAATTAGGTTTTAGTATCGTACCATGGATATCAAATGCAAAATACATTTTATCAAAACCCTTTTCTTCTTTTTGTTTATACGCTTTTTCTATAGCTCTTACTATACTCATAATCTTTATATTAAACTTATTTCAACATTAGCTTCTTCCAACATACAAATGGCAGCTTTAAAATGTTCACCCCATTTTTCATGGTCAACATCTGGTGTTGGTGCAACGACCCTCTTTATACCACTCTGTATAATACCCCTAGCACAATCAGAACAACAAAACATAGTAACATACATGGTACACCCTTTAAGGCTAACCCCGTGTCTAGCTGCATGATACAAACTATTCCTTTCCGCGTGCTCTGTATATAAGTATTTATGTGGTTTTTCATATCTACATTCAATAGAATCATCACACCCCCTAGGAAAACCATTATAACCCATAGATAATACGATGTTATCTTCATCTACTATGACAGCACCTACTTTTGTGTTGGTATCTTTGCTCCAACTAGCAACCAAATTAGATAATTCAACAAATTTGTTATCCCAATTTCCCATTTAACTTTTTATTACACAAGCTATACTATTATCGTATTTAACGTTAGCTTCTTCCAATATTTTATTTTTATCCATATAAACACATAAATTAGCGTACAAATCTCTATGTTCAATCATAATATCTCTATCAACATTGATATCTTTAGGTTGAATCCAATGTAAACTTTCTATGTCGTCTGATGGTTCTAAACGACCCCATAAGAATTTACCAATAAATAATGTTGTCATTATACCAGATTCTGTATTTGCATATCTCCAATCGTTTATAACACCACTACAAACATATCTAACATCACCAATTTCAGCGTTACCACCAGTTTCTTCTATAAACTCACGTTTTGCAGCTAACTCCCAATTCTCATCAGTTCTATCAACAAATCCACCTATGAATCGATAAAAATCCTCATTGAGTTTCTTAGCTAAAAGGATTTGCCCTTTATCGTTATATACAGTGATATCTACTGTTGGGTATGTTACTGGTCTAGCAGCGTAGTTTGCGTGAATTACACCAGCCCTAAAGTCCTCAGAAGCTAATATTTCTTTGGAGACTTGTTTACGTACTTCAGTACCACTATAGATAATATCAGTTGTTAATTCAATCGTTGGATATTTACCGTGGTAATAAGGTATGAATGATTCACGACTACCATACAAAACAGCGGTTAAATCACCAAATGGTGTTTTAATTTCAGTATCTAAGTTTTGTGACCATTTAATATCAGAACGATTATCTTTGTGTGGTAATACAATGATATTAGGGTATTGTTCTTGTATCATTGCTTTTCTAGTGGCGAAGTCCAATGGGTTTGATTTAGTATTACTCACAATAGGTACACCTAAAAAGATAATAACTTTCTTATGGTTAGAACAAACAGTATCAATAACCTTAATATGACCTTCATGTAATTTATGTACTTGAAAACGAGCTGGTATTATCCCGATTTGGTATTGTGATGGGTCGAAATCTTGTTTAATTTCCATAATTTTTAATTTTATATTACAAATATATACAAAAAATCCCAGTAATGCAACTTACTGGGATAGTTTTTTATTAATTAACTTTAAAACCCATTGTTTGTTTTTCTTTTTCTAATCAGCAAAATTATTAAATTATTTTTATAAAACCAAATCTTTTTCACTATTTTATCATATTTATAAGTATAAACAACTTACAACTTATGAAAAAAACAAGAGACAGGTCACTACATAATAAAAAAGAAAAAACTGATTCAATGACATTTAGAATTGAACCAGAATTAAAAAAAGAATATCTCAAATATTGTGAAAAAAATGGGTGTTCATATGGTAAGAAAATAAGATTATTAATTAAAAAAGAATTAGGGTATGAGTAATAAAATAACAACCGAAGAATTTATTACTAAAGCTAAATTTATTCATGGTGATAAATACATTTATTCCTTATCATTATATACAACATCTAAAGATAAAATTAAAATCATATGCCCTATTCACGGTGAATTTGAACAAACACCTAACGCTCATTTAAGTCATAAAGGTTGTGTAGAGTGTGGGATTGAAAATCGAAGCAATTCTAAAACTAAAACAAATGATAAATTCATAAATGAAGCTAAATTAGTTCATGGTGATAAATATGATTATTCATTATTAATTTATAAGACTGAAAAAACAAAAGTTAAAATCATATGTCCTATTCATGGCGAATTTGACCAAACACCTAAAGCACATTTATTGGGTGGGTGTCGTAAGTGTGGTAGAAAAATATGTGGTGATAAATTACGTACAAATTACTCAGATTTTATCGACAAAGTACATAACATACATGGTAATAAATACGATTATTCATTGGTAAAATATAAAAATATGGACACTAAAATTAATATTATTTGTCCTATCCATGGAATTTTTAAATGTACACCAAAACATCACATATATTCTAAATCTGGTTGTTCAATGTGTAATGAATCTAAAGGTGAACGTGAAATTAGGGAGTTTCTAACAAAAAATAAAATTAGATTTACCTATCAACATAAATTTACCAATTGTAAAAACAAAAAAGAACTACCATTTGATTTTTATTTACCAGATTACAATACATGTATAGAGTATAATGGAAAACAACACTACGAAATAAATCATTTCTTTGGTGAAGAAGCTTTTTTATTAACTCAAAAAAACGATAAAATAAAAATGGAATATTGTCATGCTAACAACATTCCATTATTTATAATTAAATATGATGATGACGTTATCAATAAATTATCAACTAACATTAAAACCAATACCACCCCTATCAACTGACACTTGTGAATAATAAAAACCTTTGTAAGATTGTATAACTAAAGAAACGGTGTCAGTGATTGTCCAATCCTCATCGTCCTCGGACATTTCTCGGATATTGTCACCTAAATTTGCAATGAACGCCCCAGTTATTTCTACTTTTTTACCATTTATTGTACTAACCAATGCGTCATACACTTCTTGTACTCTCCATTTCTCTGGTAAATGGATATTACACACTTTGATGATTTGCTCTTCATCTAAGAACGTGTAATCCAATGTGAAATTAAAACGACCAGGACGTTCGGCAGCTTTATCAACCAATCCTTTATCATTGGTGGATGCCAAAAGGCTAATCTTACGTTTCTTAACACCATCAAAGAATGATAAGAATTGACCCAATAAACGAGTGTAACTACCGTTGTCACGTGAACCTAAATATAAATCTATATCATCCATGATAATAACAGCGTTGTCAAATATCTCACATGCTTCCATGATGCTAGTTAAATCGTCTGAAGTACTAAAGTCTGGTATGACAAACGTTACATTAGGTATCAACCTACGTGAAATCTCACGAATTGATTCTGTTTTACCAGAACCTGGCTGACCATTCAACAAATACCTAGCACTTCCACCTCTAGACACACGATTAATGAAATGTTCAATGAATTTTGTTTGTGTATCATTAAGAATTAATTCGTTGCTTGATTCTTGAATGTCAATGATTTCAATACCTCTAAATCTACCTTCTCTTAATTTAACTTTGATACATTTGCCTTTGTATTCAGAATTATTAAAAGATACTGATTTTATTTTTTTTAAGATATCTTCGAAGTTTTTATACAAGATACCTTTCTTGGATGTAATATGTAATTGTGTTATCAATTCATTACGATTATCCAAATAAGATTTTGTTTGAATCATGTATTCATTATCATCACCTTCAATATTTGCCGAAAACCAATATGAACCAGTTATTTCAAACCCACCACCATAGTTTAATCGACCAATACCATCAACCCAACCATAACTATTAACTACGATATCTTTTTGTTTACCTTTATATGAATCATATAAATATGCATTTATGATTGCAAACTCAATAAAACTAATTTCTTCAGTGGCATGTTGTGTTGGATAATCATCTTGTTCATCATCTTCATCACCATTACTAGAAGTGACACCATTCATAATATTATTAAATTCTGATGGTGATAAGTCAATTAATTCAATACTAGATATTGATTCATTGGAATAATTTGTCAATTCTTTAAGTCGTTCGACAGCTTTTTCTAAAGTGTCCGTTTTTTTTCTACCCATTTGTTTTGTTTTTATGTTTATACTCTATCTTTTAATTATTTTCACCTAACTTTAAAATATCTTTAAATGATACTGGTTTATAATCCCAACCCATACAACCAACATCAAAAACACGACCTCTATAATAGTGTCTATCACTAATCAATTTGTTGAATATATCAAGCTCATCTTTTGGTACATACCTAGAAAATTTATTAATATCTGAAAGCCAATCTTTATCATTATTGAATAAATTCATATGGCAGTGGCCGTGTATATGGTAACTACCATTATGTTTTTTATTCCACTCAAATATTGGATAATGCATGCAACAAAAAAGAGTTTCTATTGGTTTAGCAAATCCAGTTGTTTTATCCACTTGGTTTGTTTTAATCCTAACCTCTAGATAGTCATTTACTGAAGCAAACTTACCAATCTTTTTTATGTCAGCATATTTGTCATGATTACCCATTACAAAATGAATAGTACCATTCAACCTATACATCATACCTTCTACATATGCTTTATCTTCACGTTTAGCGAAGTCTAAGTCACCCAAGTATATTACTATATCATTTGGTTCAACAACTTCATTCCAACGTTCTTCTAAAGCTATATGCATTTCATTAATATCCTCAAACGGTCTGTTGTCAAATTTCAATACATTGTTATGGTGGCAGTGAAAATCTGACGTGAAGAACACATTTCTTTCTTCTTTGTCTTGTGTTAAGTTAATATCTAATCTCATTTCTCAGAACCTTCTAACTTCGCTTTCAATGCTGCTAAAGCACCGTTTGCGTCACCTAATTGATACTTAGCTCTATTGTCGTTCTTATCTTCGATTCTTTGAGCTTTTGCTTTTACGGCTTCATTATTTGATTTATGACCTCTTTTAACCAATGTAGAATGATTGATTTTTCCGATTAACCAATTAATATGTTTATCACCAGTCAAAGCTTTATTTGTTATCCAATTGATAAGTTCTCTAGCGACTGAGTATGATAACAATGTTGTTGTATCTTTACCAGTTACAGCTATTTGTTTATCACCAATCAATTGTTCAATGGCAGTGTTTTTATCAACATTCTCGGCAAAAATAACCTTTAATGACTTAGTAAAGTTATCTTTAAACTCTTGTGTTTCCAAACCATCTAGGATTTCTTGTGTTGATATCAACTCATTTCTAGTGATAACACATTTGAAATCACCTTCTGGTTTTTCCGATACTTTTGTTATGTTTGATACTGGCATGTAACTACGAACCAAGTGGTTCAAAAAATTCCTAGCCTTTTGGTTCTCTAACATATTATCAAAATATGTGTGTATTTGTTCTTGTGTCATAATATTAATTTAAGTTTAAATAATTATACGTTATGAATAAAAATATCCAAATCACGCTAAAACTTCTTTAACGATTTTTGATACTAATGCGTTATCTGCCTTACCTTTGTATACTTTGTTGAATTCACCCATCATTTGACCAACGTTGTTTAAACCATTAGCTTTATAGTCATGTAAAATTTCACGTATTCTGTCTTCACCCATCATAGTTGGCAAATATGGTTTGATATACTCTAATTCACCCAATGATTCATCTGTGTTGGTTTGTTTCAATGATTTTTCCATCTTCTTTAAAATACCCAAAACTGTCTCATCATCTTCTTTACCAGAACGACCAAATTCATTTTGGATTTCACTTTTTATCAAACCTAAAAAGTTTTTCTTATCCATGTCTTTAGCTTTGAAAGCTGTCATGAAATCTGCTTGGATTTGTTCTTTTAAACTCATTTTATTTTGTTTTTAATATTTGATAATGGTGATATCCTTTATCACCATCTGTTGCATAAAAAGCCCATTTTATCTCACCATTCTTAACCTTATTGATTATATCAGCTCTTTCATCTTGTTTTGCATCTAAAGATATGCGTACATATTTGTTTTCAGCTCTTTTAACCTTAGGTTTTTCTTCTTCAACTACTTCTATTGGTTTATCAACAACTTTATCAATTGGTTTTAGTAATGGTTCAGATTTAGGGTTAACCCGTTGTTTTGGTTCAAGTTTAACAATCGGTTTTAATTCCGCTTTCTTTCTCTCTGTACTCATATATTACTTATTATTGAACAAAGATACTACATTCTTTCTGATTATGCAACTTTTTTGATATATTCTTTGAAAATAAAACTAAAACCATTCTCTTCCAACACTCCAGACATATTGGTTAGGTCCCATTCTTCTGGGTTAAATCCTTCTAAGTAGGTATCACCTTCAATATTACCTAATACTTCAGTCATGTATACCTTATCAGCAATTGGTAATAGCTGTTTATAAATTTCAGCTCCACCAATAACAAATTGTTCATCTGGCCCAAATAGAATCGATGATAGACTAAATATTCGTTTCAACCCTTCCAAATCACTAGTGACAATAGCACCTTCAGCTAGATAATCTTTATCTCTAGTAATA